TATGGTAAGCCAATTTTGCAGAATAAAGAAGTTCACAAGAAGAGTGCTACTCGTTTCCTACCTGAGGGAGCTAACATAGATATGTATGGCTCTGTTGATTGTAGGGTGACACCACATAGTAATGTGGTACCAACCCTTATATCACCCTTTGTTGAGAAATGTATGGATGTTGCCAACAAATGGGGACCACCTAAGATGAAAGGAAAAGGTGTTTACCCATATCAGGCCGCACTCGCAGTGTCTTGTATTCCAAGCAAACCCATTGGGAGCCCGCTTCGCCGAGCAGTAATCGATTATAAGAAGATAGCTGCAAATGTACGAAAGCGATTGCCAGAACTTTTTAAAATGGCAGCTCCTCTTGGCGAGGTTGAGACAGTGAGTGGATTAATTGGTATAAAGTTTATAGATCCAATGAATTTCACTACTTCCCCCGGCTACCCGTTCTCTGGTCCGAAAATTGAGAAGACAGACGAGTTAAATCCTGAAGATTACCCTCACGTGGGACGCCCAAGGACTTTCAAGCCTGAAGTTTGGCAAGAAGTCCAAAAGGCTCGTGAGATTTTGCTTTCCGGACAGCGGTTTTATGCGCTGTGGAAGGCATGTTTAAAGGATGAAGCTACGAAGTTGACCAAGGACAAAGTTCGAGTTTTCCAGAGTGCACCACTTGTAATCCAGATATTGGTGAGGATGTACTTTTTACCTATTGTTCGGATCATACAGCTAAACCCCATTGCCTTTGAATGTGCTGTGGGAGTTAATGCTGAAGGTCCCGAATGGCAGGAATTGTGGGACGCAGCGATGAGTAAAGGTGCTGACAGGGTCCTGGCTGGCGACTATAAGTCGTATGATGCTAGGATGCCTGCGCAGTGCACCATTGCTGCGTTTGATATTCTCATAGATATAGCTGAACAATGTGGCGGTTACACAGAGGAAGACATCAAGCTGATGAAAGCTATGGTGCATGAGGTTGTTTATCCAGTCCTTGTGTATAATGGTGATCTCATACAACTCTTTGGAACTAATCCATCCGGACAGAATTTGACTGTAATTATAAATTGTATTGTAAATTCGCTATTTCTGCGGAGCAGTTTCTATTCCATGTATCCCGAGAAAGACTTTAAAGAAGAGTGTTCTTTTCTCACGTATGGTGATGATGTTATAGGGACTGTATCCGAAAACTGCAAACGGTTTAATCACATGACTTATGCTGCTTGGTTGAAAGAACGTGATATTATGTTCACCATGCCAGATAAGGAAGCTGATCCAGTACCGTTTTTGAATGAACTTGAGGTTGATTTCTTGAAGAGGAAGTGTAGGTACAATCCAGATCTTGGTATGAAAGTAGGATTGCTCGATGAAGACTCGATTTATAAGAGGCTTCACAACCACATTTTGTCTAAGGAACTCACTCTTGAGGAACACAGTGCGCAAAACATTGAAACATCTCTGCACGACTGGTTCTTTTATGGACGTGACGTGTTTGAAGATCGTAGAAATAAATTGCGAGCTGTAGCCCGAGAAGCAGGTATTTTACACATGTGTTCGGCACTCGACGTGTCTTATGACAAGCGAGTTTTGAAATGGCGTGTGAAATATTTGGATGAATACCCGGACCTCGAGCTCGATGAATATGATGAATCGAGCCCTTACTCAGTTCTCAACTAGAGGACTGGTTAAGTCACTTGCGGGGCTTTTTGCCCTATCTCGTGATTGCTTTTGGCTTATTTAGCTCTTTAGAAATAAGCGTCCAGTTAGTCACACTGGATTCCACGGAAAAGCAAAAAACTGCGTGCACTTGGATGACCCATTGTATATAATAAGTGTTTGGTCTTGTTTTTGAATGAGGCTTTTGTACGTATGGATGTTCTTAGAACTACCCCTATTTAGGGGAGGGATGCCACCCGCAAAACCAAACACATTCTCTTTCCTCTAGGCGGGGGATTGAGATATGTAAATAATTAGCCTACTACACGTTTTAATAATAACAATTTTGACAGAGATGTTGGAGAGAACTCCAACACTCATTTAACAGTGGTGCAGGAGTCGGATGACTCGCTGTATCCAACGATCTTAGAGGTGTTAATGTATATGCGACATTATGGAATTAACCCAAATCGATTTGACAAGCTTTGGCACCGATACCGCTTGGTATTAGGAGCCCGAGTTTCCAGATTCGATGGTGTTTCTATTCCACCACATCGCGCACCGAGTCCTATAAGCATCTTTGATGCGCCAGTACTCACACCTCAGAGTGGATCACTAGGTGAATCTGTTTTTAAAAACGGTGCAACCGCCCAGCAAAATGTAACTTTTGCTGATGAGTATGAACCATATTCTCAGGATATTTCGGGACCTATGGATCCTACACGTCACGTACATGATGACAGCTCTGTACCATTGGAGCAGTTTTTCTCACGTCCCGTGAAGATCGCCGAATATTCCTGGAGTCCATCTATTGCCTTGAATGCAGAATTTGACCCATGGAGTTCGTTCTTTGATAACCCAAGGGTCGCCAATCGCATAGCCAATTATAAGTTATTGCGAGCAAATTTGAAGGTTAAAGCAGTGATAAATGGAAATGGTTTCTACTATGGGAAGTTAATGATGAGCTATTGGCCTCTCGCCTATTATGACAACACGTCAGAGTACGGCGGACTTAATGAGTGGGGCCTTATAGGTGCCAGCCAACTTCCCCGGGTTTTCTTATGCCCAACCACATCGCTAGGTGGTGAAATGAAACTTCCAATGTTTTGGCATTTGGATTATTTTGATATTCCCAAGAGTGAGTGGAATCAGGCCGGCAAAATGCTTTTGCGTACCTTGACTAATCTTAAACATGCCAATGGTGCTAGTGCCGCTATTAGCGTAACCATATTTGCATGGGCAGAGGATGTACATTTGAGTGTTCCCACTTCGAATGAGCCTTCCGTTTTGCAGCCACAATCTGGTGAGATTGATGAAGCAAATGAGAAGGGTACCGTAAGTGGACCTGCCACAACTGTAGCAAAGTATGCCGCATATTTTGCTGGTGTCCCTTATATAGGACCCTTTGCAAAAGCAACGCAGATTGGATCGAGTGCTGTGGCAGGTATGGCTAAGCTTTTTGGCTATTCACGCCCGCCAGTTACTGCCACTCCTGCACCAATGAAGCCGTCTCCGATAGCTTCACTTGCATTGACTAATGTACCTGATACATCTGCTAAGCTGACTGTTGATGACAAACAGGAGTTGACGATTGATCCTCGCATTGCTGGTATAACTGGAGTTGATCCTATGAATATTTTGGCTATTGCAAAGAAAGAGACTTACCTTACGTCTTTTGACTGGCAGTTGGCCTCTGGACCGGACACTTTGCTGTGGAATATTCGTGTTGACCCCGTGATTGCGAGAAAACAGAACACATCTCCACCGCGCTTTTGGTTTCCGGCTATTTCTTACGCCGCGTTACCATTTGCGTATTGGAGAGGAACGATTAAGTACCGATTTCAGATCGTGTGTTCTGCTTTCCACAAAGGGAGGTTGAAAATTGTCTATGATCCTGACTTCATTGCTGATACCACATATTCTGGCTATTCAGAGTTCAACACGAACTATATGCGTATTGTTGATATTTCTGAAGAGCAGGATTTCACAATTGAAGTTGGTGGAGCACAAGACATGATTTTTCGCCGACACTTTCTTCCCGCAACTGATTCTGAGACTGAAATGTTGTCTACCACCAGGTATACAAGTGTAGGTGATGTTGGAAAGTCAAACGGTGTTCTAGGAGTTATTGTACTAAATTCACTAGCTGTACCCAACGATGAGACTAACAATGATATTAAAATCAATGTTTTCATATCGGCTGGAGACGACTTTGAAGTCGCAGCACCAGATGATTATTTTCAACGTTTCACATTGATGCCGCAGAGTGGTGTACTTGATGCACAGTCTGGTGAAATGAATCCCAATTCCGTGCCAGTTGACGAGACAAGCGCTCCTGAGCATACTACATCAGAAGTAGTTGGACTACCGCCGAAGAAAGATACGAATGTAAATGATGTTTTCTTTGGCGAGGCGATTTCATCTTTCCGTACTATTGCAAAGCGATTCAATATGTGGAGTAATATTCCAAAGACAAGTGTTGATGCCTGTATAAATGCAGGACGATACAACATGTATCCGTATTTTAGGGGATACTTCACTGATGGTGTCGATTTAGATGTAAACGCTGACAAGTACAATTATTGCAACACTATTTTCCTTCATTGGTTGATGTGGGGTTTTAGTGGCTATCGTGGTTCTGTGAGATACAAATTGTTGCCTATGGGTAGTGTGATGTTACGTGACAGAGTTGATGTTGAAAGAGTCACTCCGTATTACGATACCATAGCCTATGGGACCAATGTGTCTATCCAGCAACTCGAAGCTACTGAAACTATTGCACGTTATAACTTTGTTGGAAAGTATGTGGGAACAGATTTAGATTTGGATCGACATTTGACTGGAACAAAAGGCGAAGCTATAGCAACTACGTACGTTAATGGTTGTCTAGAGTTTGAGGTTCCATATTATAGTCAATATCGTTTTGTTCCTGGTAAATGGAAGAATCTGACTAGTGATATATTGCATCGGGGAGCTTGGGACTACCGAGCTTATTTTGGTGAAGACGGTTTCAAATCACATAACGCGCATTGGGTTATTTATGCAGCGGCTGGTGAGGACTTCCAGACTTATATGTTTACTGGATGTCCGCCATTGAGATATGAACCGACACCACCATCACCTTATATACCACCACCATAGCTTGCCCAGTTCTTTTTGGGCTTTGGGGACAGACACCCCTAACTAACTAAATGTAGTTGAGAGCGAACTAGCAGGAAATATCGCTTTACCATTCGGTGGCCGAATGGGGAGAGGAATTAATTTCTCTCCGGACTATGCCGTATTTAATTTTGTGAACAAAATTTTTACCATGGCGTAGTCCATGGGTTTTTCTAGGTCACACTTTTAATTAGCGTAGTCCATGATGATCACACAATGTGATTAGCAGATGGACATGGGAACTATTGTTTGCGCCATGTCCTACGCGG